TAAAGATGGTATATATTTTTGGGAGTTCCATGATTATGATAATCAATTAAATAATGATTTTTATTTTGCAGAAGGTGGACGAACTGATAGAAATATTAATGAAAGAGAAATGTTAGTGAATTTAAAAACAAATAAATTAATTAAGGTGGAGGATCATCTGGAGGAGGTGAACTAGGTGTAAATGTAGTCATAGTCCCGTGGAGTGGCATGATTCCAAAAAATGGGTCTGGATAAAATGAACCACTCATAAATAATTTATTTGATGATGAACTACTACTTTCTCTGCATCTTATAGTTATTTCATAATCATCTCCAATTGTAAAACCAGTATAAAAGAATTTAGGATTAAGAAATGTCTGGTCTGTTTCATCTGGCACTGCGAATGTTCTATCATCTATTAACGTGGAACCTAATCCAGTATCAAATATATCAAAAAATATTGTATGTCAGTTCAAGTATAACTTGAAGTCAAAAAATATCAGACAACAAATCCTAAATTTTGATAGTTTTTTAAGAAGTTTTTACTGTAAATTATCCTATGGCTAGATACGATTATCAATGTTTGGAGTGCGAAAAAGTTTTTGAAGTAGAACAAAAGTTCGCAGACGATCCTTTAGAGGAGTGTCTATGCGAGGGAGAAAAATTTTTAGTAAAAAGACTGCCAAGTAAGCCAAAATTAGTCATTAATAGTAAAAGTACGATGTCAGATCGTGCATTACGCAAAGAATTAGACATTGATTAGTGTTTGATTATTGTAATTTAGTAAAAAAGAATTGTGCGTTTGCAGCCAAAGAGGGTAAACTTACTTATTGTGGGTTACATACTGGTAATAAAGCACAAAATAGAATTGATTATATAAATACTTGTCCGAAAGACAAGATAAAAAAGAGGAGATAGCTATGCCATATCACAAAGGTGGACACAAGGGTAAAAAGAAAAAGAAAATGGGTAGAAAGAAAAAAAGAAAAATGGGTAGAAAGTAATGAAAGTAAAAGCACCACGAGGGTATCACTTTATGAAAAAGAAAGGGAAGTTTAAATTGATGAAAAATCCAAGAGGTGGATATAAAAAACACAAAGGATCATCATTAACAATGAATGTTCCAGTAGTAAAGAGGCATTCGTGAACGTTACGGTATCATCTGCCAGAAACTTTATACCTAAGCGTCTTTATGGTATGCGTAAAAAATCCATAAAGAAAAAACTTAAAGGTATGCCAAAGATTAAAAAATCAAAATATTTTAGATAGTATGTGGGAATTGTTTAAAGATAAAAACGAGTACAACGAAAAAAACATTATTGGTTTTTTATCCTTTGCGTTAATGTGCGTGTTTGGTATTGTAGATTTAGCAATGGGTATTATTGGTATAGAGCTTATGGTAAACGACTACATATATAATTCGTTTGTCTGGGTAACGCTTGGCTCATTCGGAATTGCAGGAGCAGAAAAAGTCTATAAAAAATGAGGCGATCATTATTTAAAGAACGCACTAGGAAGTCTAATGGTGCAAAAAAAACTCGGCAAGGTATGAGCCATAATACCAAGTTTGGAAATAAAAACTCAAAAAAATACTACAAGAAAAAATATAGAGGACAAGGTAAATGAGCAATATCGAGTTAAAGAAAGCCAATCAAATGGCTGCTATAGATATATTGATACACAATCCTGAAATAACTAAAACAGAATTAGCACAAGAATTAAAGGTTACACCACAAACAATACATGGCTGGTTTGCCGATGATCGTTTTGTTGATATGTATTATAAACAATATATGGTTTCTTTCAATGCTAAATTACCAATGGTATTGAATAGTATGATTCGTGAAGCAGTTGAAGGTAATGTACAAGCAGGGCGACTTGTTTTAGAACACTCAGGAAAATTAGTGAAAAACATTAATGTAACCGTAGATAGTCCATTTGAAAAATTTTTGAAAGCCGAACAAATAGACGCAGATAATATTATTGACGCCGAAAGTGAAGAGGTTGCTGAAATGATAGAAACGCTACCAGAAAGAAACACGAAAAACGACAAACCTCGTAAAAGGCAAATAAAAGAAAAAAAAGCAATCGAGAAAATAAAACAAGGTAAAAAACCTTATAGGCAAAAACGCCGAGAGGATAGAGCAGAACGATATGCTTTGTTGCAACGAGCAAAAAAAGTTGGTTTAAAACCTTTGCCCTCACGCCGTCCAACAGAGAGCGAAAGACGCAAGTGGCTTGAAGAATTAGTCAAGCTAGAAAAACAAAGTGAAAAGTAAAGAACACGAATTTAAACAAAAGTGGTTTGACTTTATGAAGTATAAACCACACAAAGGGCAACGAAAGTTACATTTTCCTGATAAACCTGACGCATCTTACTTTGTAAATATATGTGGAAGAAGATATGGAAAAACTACTGCTGCTTTTCGTGAAGCAGAGTTTTACGCTGCACAACCTAATAAAAAAATATGGCTCGTAGGATTATCTTATAAAAAATCCAGATTAATGTTTCGTGAGATATGGAAAGATATGGTTGCTGGTAAAGCAAATGATATTGATAGAGCATCAGAAAAAGAACAATATATAAAATTTAAATGGGGTACAACAGTAGAAGGTATGTCTTGTGAAAATCCTGATTCTCTTGTTGGTGAGGGGGTTGATTTACTTATTATTGATGAGGCAGCGAAAATGCCAAGAAGAATTTGGGATATGTATTTATCTCCAACACTTGTAGATAGAAAAGGAAAAGCCATATTTATTACAACTCCAGAAGGTTTTAATTGGATATATGATTTGTATTTATTAGGAAAGTCAGATTCAAAATGGTATTCACAGCAATCTCCAAGTTGGGAAAATCAATATGCGTTTCCAGAAGGAAAAAATGATTCTTTCATTCAAGAAAGAAAGCGAAATATGTCAAAAGAATTATTTGATCAAGAGTTTGCTGCAAAGTTTACTTCAATGGAAGGAAGAGTATATCCATTCGATAGAAATAAAGATATGGGAGATGTTCCTTATCAACAAAATTTACCTACTTATTGTTCAATGGACTTTGGTTTCCGTATGCCTTCAGTATTATGGTTTCAGACATTTAAGGAGAATGGTAATTGGCACATAAACATTATTGATGAGATAATACACGAAAGAAATATACCTACTGATAAATTAGCAGAAAAAATAAAAGAAAAACCATATCCTGTTATTACATACTACGGAGATCCTGCAGGTAGTTTTGTACAAGGACAATCAGGTATGGGAGATATTCACATTTTACGCAGACACGGAATTTTTGTAGAATATCGTATGGATAAATTATCACGTGATATACAAGCAGGTGTAAGTTATTGCAGAGGTTTTTTTGAAAATGCTGAAGGATTACGAAGAATTAAAATAGATAAAAAATGTGTAGGTATTGCAGAAGATTTTGAAGGATATAGATTTCCAGAGGCAAAAGAAGGTAAAGGAATATCAAACAATCCTATTAAGGACGGATACTATGAACATGGTTGCGATGCTTTCAGATATTTTATATTGAATAGATTCCCAATTAGAAGTAATTTCATTGGAAGAATATCACGATAAAAGGAATACTTTAATGGTTTTAACAGCTAGAGAAATTATACAAGACTCACTAACACACTTCAAAGAAGAACAAGCAAAAGCAAGAAGAGAAGAAGTCAGAAAATTTTTAGATTATTATTCAGGTTCACTTACAGATCAATACATCGAAGGATATTTTAAGTCAGATGCGTTCCAAGAGATACCCCATTACAATACCAATATCGTGAAAAAATTTGTTAATCGTATGTCAAAAATATATACGATAGGTGCTAAGAGAAATGTAAATGATAGATATAATGATTTGACTTCCGTAAAAAATGCTCGTATGAAACAAATGGAAAGAATGACTAGGTTACTTGGAACTTGTGCAACTTATGTAATGTATGATGAAATGGAAGAACGATTTGAATATCGTCCTATATATTATTTTGAGCCATATTTTGGAGATAATCCATATAAACCAGAAGCTATTGTATATCCAATGATGCACGGACACGCAGATATAAATGATACAAATGATTTAATGTATGCTTATTGGGATAGTGAATTACATATGAAGTTTGATGAAAATGGAAATGTTTTAGAAGAGATACAGCACAATCTTGGAATATTGCCTTTTGTTTTTTCACACAGAGAAGAACAATTAGATTCTTTTTTTGTTGAAGGTGCTTCTGATTTAGTATCTGCAAATGAGCATATAAATATTACAATGACTGAAATGCAATTAGGTTTAAGATTTCAAATGTTTGGGCAGCCAGTTGTAACAGGTTTAGTTTCTGACAACGCAAATGTAAGAGCAGGATCAGATGAAATCTTAACATTGCCAGAAGGAAGTAATTATGACATTGTATCTCCAGAAGGAAATGTAAGAGATGTTATTGAAAACATTAAATGGCAAATAGAATTGGTTGCATTAAACAATCACTTATTTGTTACTTTCGCACAATCTGGTGGTGAAGTACCAAGTGGTATCTCTTTAATGATTAAAGACTTAGAACGACACGAAGATTTTATTGATGACAAAGAATTATACCGTCAATACGAAAAAGATTTCTATAAAGTAGAATATGCTTTATCTCAAAGTAATAATCTTGGATTACCAGAACCTTCACAATTTAAAGTAGATTTCTCTGAAGTTGAATATCCTATGACTACTCAAGATAAGATTATGTTGAATGAATATAAGCTGAAACATAACTTAACTACACAAGCAGAATTGTTAGCAGAAGAAAATAAAGATTTGACTATTGAAGATGCTATACAAGTAATTGCAGATAATAAATCAATGAATGAAATAGAGGTAGTCGATGAAGGTAACAGTCAAGAGTAATGTAACTTTTAAAAAATTAAAAAAAGCCAATTTAGAAGAAATGGTTTTTAATAATTTAATTCGTCCATTAGGAAAAGAAGCAAAAAGAAAAATTGATAATTCATTCAAAAACAACAAAGATATAAAGGGAGAACCTTACGAACCTTTATCATACACATATTCAAGAAAGAAAAAAGCGTTAGGTAAGGGTGGTAATCCTATAATGGTATTTGACGGAGATCTTAAAAAAAGTATTTCAAAACTACTCACAAATAAATCAGATATGTCAGTTACTATTAAGTCGGAAGATTCACGAATGCTTTCTAAAAGAGGGCTAAACTATGGTGCGTTCCATTTGACTGGTAAAGCAAACGCAAGAAGAAAAAATCCTAAAATTAGAAAATGGTTTTTTACTGAAGATGAATTAGTTAATAATGCAATATTGCTTGAAGATAGATTATTAGGTAAAGAGTTTACAAAGTTAAAAGATAAGTTTGCTAAAAAATTACAGTCGCTTTTAAAAACGAGAATGCGTATTATAGGTAGTAGGAAGCAACCTGCTTCATCTAATTTTGCGAGAAATGTAGAAGTATAATGGAAGATATTCTTAAAAGTATTTTAAAAAACATAATGGAATTGAAACAAATTTCACAAGCTAATAATGATTTACTAGGATTCATTTGTAGCAAAGTTGCACCTGTCAAAAAATTACAAGATAAAGATATATCAGTTTCAGAAATGATGCTGATTTCAATGGAAATGTCAGAAATATTCGAGAAGTATGGAGTAACTCCAGATGAATATGGCATATCTTAATTTCTAATTGTTATTAAATAAAACTATATTTAATTTATCACATAATATAATCCACTTAAGGAGTAAAAATGTCTGAAGAAACACAGAATACAGCTGTTGAGGAAGCTGTAAAAGAACCTCAAGTCAGTCAAGACGAAAAAAAGACACAAGAAGCTGTTCCATATTATCGTTTTCAGGAGCTAGTAAAAGAACGAAATGAATTAAAAAGCAAAGTAGATCAAATAGCAACTGCACAGGAAGAACAGCGTAAAAAGACTTTAGAAGAGCAAGGCGAATACAAAGCTCTCTTAGTTGAAGAACAAAATAAGAATAAAGATTTACAAACCAAGTTTGATGAGGTTAATGAATCTTTTTCTAATTATGTAAATCAAGAAAGAGAATCACTTCTAAGTAAAATTCCTGAAACGAAAAGAGAAAAATTTGAGAAGGTAGATGATTTATCTCTTTTGCGTGACATAGCATCAGAATTTGATTCAAAGTCTGGTGTGAATGTAGGACAAGTTGAAAATAAAGTATCTGTACAGAAGTTTAAGGGTAATCCTTTTTCTGATATGTCAGATGCTAAACAGCGAAGAGGATCGCATAAAGACTTGATAAGTCATTACCTTAAGAAAAAATAAACATTTTAAATCTTAAGGAGAGTAAATAAAATGGCTGACGGAAATGTAACAATAACTACAGCTGCCAATTTTATACCAGAGATGTGGAGAGATGCAATTCTTGATTATGCTGAAAGAAAATTTCAGATGAGAAATCAAGTATTAGACTTTTCATCTATGTTATCAAGTGGTGGCGACATACTTAATATTCCAAAGGTTACTGAAGAAACTGCTGCAGCTAAAAGTGCAGGAACTGCAGTAACATATACTAACAATACTGACGGAGTTATCCAACTCGCAGTCGATCAACATCACTACGAAGCTAAAAGAATCGAGGACATCGTAAGAGTTCAAGAATCTGCTGATCTATTTAATGCTTATGCACAGTCAATGGGTTATGCCCTAGCTAAAAAAGTAGAGAACTATCTTGCTTTATTAGTACAAGGTGCTACTGGTAATGATGTTTCACTTTCAAGTGACAACACTTTTACAACTGCATTAATCAGAAGTGGTTTACAAAAACTTCTTGATGCAGGATATGATTACACAGACGGAGAACATTACTTCTATTGTTCACCAGCTGCGTATATGTCACTACTATCTTTAGGCGACTTCACAGAAGCACAAAAAAGAGGAGATGCTGAAAATCCTCTAGCTTCAGGAAGAATCATTAACGCTTATGGATTAGAAGTGTATGCAAGTACAGACTGGGACGATGACGGTGGTAGTGGCGACGAAACTGCTACAATCTTCAACAAAAACTCTGTGTACTTTGCACAGCAGTTAGCTCCAAGAGTTCAATCATCTTATGATATTGATCACTTGGCAACTTCTGTTGTAGCTGATGTTTTATTTGGAGCTGCTTTATCACACGCTGCAAGTTCAACAGCAATGGGTATTGTTAACTTTAACAATGCGTAATAGTTAATTGGGGGAGCTTTATGCTCCCCTAAACTAGGAGATTAATATGGCTAATTACACATCAACTCATACTGGAGCAATAGTAGATTCATCTGTAACTAAAGTTAATGCTAGTGGAGTAACACAAGCAGATTTAACTAAGTTAAATGATGTTACTGCAACTGCTTCTGAGTTAAATCAATTAGACGATAAAACGGTAGGTGGTACAAATAGTGACGATATAGTTGATATTGCATCATCTCAAACCTTAAGCAATAAAACGCTTGAAGGTGGAACTTATACA